TGACGATGCAAAAGCAGCTCGAGCACATGCAACAAAGGTTGGTGGTAAAGTTATAAAAGGTTCAGGCAAACGTGGACCAGAGTATTCAGTAAAATATAAAAATAAAAATTACAAAGAATCAGTTGATGCACTTGATGAAAAAATGAATCCTTTTACAAAAGTACTTAAAAAAAATAGAAAATTAATTAGTAATGATCATGTCACTACTCATAGAAATAACAAGTTTTATGTTATCATTGATGATGAGGAATTAAATGCTCTTAGTACAATGGATTCAGAAAGTATTTTTATCAGCTTGAAAAAGAATAAAGGTATAGGATATACAGAAAATGATCTTACAGCATACTTTAAAACTGCAAAAGATGCTAATCAATTTGTAAAGGATATAAAAGGTCCACGTTATAGTAATAACAGACAGTTTGATGTTGTTGGTGAATCAGTTAACGAAGCTACGTGGCCAGATGAAATGCCTCCAGAAACCCATCATAAAGATTGTGGTACCGAAGCTTGTTGCGGTGAATGTGTAGAAGAAACTGCAGACACAGATACTAATGAAGCTCTCAATATGTCACAAAGAATAAAAAGATCTAGGTTAATGAAACGCATGAAAGGGCGTATCATGGTTGGACGCAGAAGAGCTAAAAAGAAAATGGCTAATAAGGGAACTCTTGAAAAGAGATCAATGAGACAAGCTCGTAATGAATTGGCAAAAAAATTAACTCGTGGAGTTCCTAAAAGCGAATTGACATTTGCTAGAAAACAAGAAATTGAAAAAAGATTAGAAAAACCTGCATTACAACAAAGAATTAAAAGATTAGCAAAACGTAAATTTAAAGACGTTCGTAAAAAAGAAGTAGAAAGAAAAAAAGGTTAATGATTAACTCGTTCAAACATTATTTGATAGAGGAAGAAAAGACTGTGTACTTTACATTTGGTCGTATGAATCCTCCTACAACCGGTCATGAAAAATTAATGAATGAGTTGTCAAAAAAATCTGGTAACAATCCTTATAAAGTGTACTTATCACAAACAACTGATAAGAAAAAGAATCCATTAGATTTTAAATATAAAGTTAAAACTGTTCGTAAGTTTTTTCCGAAGCACGCAAGAAATATAATGTTAAATAAAAAAGTTAGAAGTGTTTTTGACGCAGCCACTGAAATGTATAATGATGGATTTAAAAACATAACAATGGTTGTTGGTTCTGATAGAATTAACGAATTTAGCACCTTGTTAAAAAAATATAATGGAGTTAAAAGTAGACATGGTCTATATAACTTCAATAAAATTAACGTTATTTCAGCCGGCGACAGAGACCCCGATGCAGACGATATTAGTGGTATGTCAGCATCTAAAATGAGATCATTAGCGAACGAAGGAGACTTCACACAATTCTCACAGGGGCTGCCACGAAATGTTTCAAATGCAGATGCAAAGAAAGTATATAATGAAGTGCGGCGTGGTATGGGACTAAAAGAACAAAAAGATTATTTTAATAAGTTACATTTCGAGCCTGTCTCTGAGAAAAGGGAGGCATATGTTCAAGGACACTTGTTCGATATTGGTGATCGTGTTACTGTCGTGGGCAGTGACGAGCTCGCTAGTGTTACCAGCCTTGGAAGCAATTATGTTATTGTGGAATCTAATGGTAAGCTATACAGAAAATGGCTTACTGATATAGAACTATTTGAAAAAACAAAATCAAGGCAAGACGCAGATATTAGTGACAAGCCAGGTACTCAACCGGCTGGTTATTATAAAGGCTTAAACAAAACAACTAAAGATAAAAGAGATTCACACTTTAAGAAACATGCTAAAATGTCTGATGATAATCCTGCTGCTTATAAAAAAGCTCCAGGTGATGCAACAGCAACGACAAAATTAAGTAAGCACACTATCAAATATAGAAAAATGTTTGGTGAAGATGCTGTAGAATTAACTAAGAAAAAAATAGAACGCGAAAAATTAGTCGATAAGATGAAACATGCTAGGATGATAGACCGCGCTAAAGTAAGAAAAATTAAAAACAGGAGTAAAGCAAATGCTTAAATTTTCAACTTACAATGAGCTTTTAGAAAATGAAGGACTCAAAGATAAAGCACAAAAGTCTGGTGTATCTGTAGGTACTTTGAAAAAAGTATATAATAGAGGTATGGCCGCTTGGAAGACTGGACATAGACCAGGAACAACACCACAGCAATGGGCTCATGCTAGAGTCAATTCGTACATTACAAAAGGCAAAGGCACATATCATGGTGCTGATAAAGATTTAAGAGCTGGTTACAATGAAGCAATCAATGCTCCTGTTCTTAAAACAAGCAAGAAGCACGATGCTAAACATGTTAAACAAGCAATCGGTATTGCATCTGACCCTCGATATGCAAAAGGTAATATGACTGGTGCCGTTAAAGCTATGAACAAAATATCGCCTGGTCTTCACAATCACCCTAAAGTTGCAGCAGTTCTTAGAAGACAAAATGAATCTAGTGTAAATGAAATATCAAAGAGAACACTTGGCGGATATATAAAGAAAGCGACAAGGGATGTATTTGATAAAGGTAGAGCAGATGCTACACAAGATATGATCGGTAAATTAGGTGGTAAACATAAGGATCAAGAATATAAGAAAGGTCCTGAAAGAAAAGCTGCTCAAAGAATAACAGGTATTGATCGAGCTACAAAGAGACTTATGCAAAAAGGTAAAAATGCCAGTGGTTTACGAAATAACGAAAGTGTAAAAACAGAAGCAATGTCTGATGCTGAAAAAAAAGCACACGACAAACAAATGGCAGACTTTAAAGCTAAAGGCGGCAAAGTTAAAAAGCTTAAGCCAGGTTATGCACAAGGTTGGACTGGTAAAGACGATTTAGGTACTGGACAACTAGGTATGATGTCAAAAGGTGATACTAAAGATTTTGGAACTTCTAAGAAAATCGGGAGTATGAAACGATGACTTTAACAAAAGCAATCAATGAAGTTTATAATTCAATACTTGATGAAGCAGTTAAGACTACCCATGCAGTTATTGACCCAGACGGCAATATATTAGGATTTACATCTAACGAAAAAGATGCTATTTTTATGAGTAAGAACAACCTTAGAAAAGTAAAAGGTAAAGTTGTTACTCTAAAAAAACCTATTCAAATGAATATGAGGGGTAGAGCAGGATTAGTAATTGGCCGACCTATAGCAAAAGACAAGTATACAGAAGAATTTGAGTTAGAAGAAGATCGTAAAGCTGGTAAATATAAAAAAGGTGAAATGATCGTTATGGGTCAATGGCCTAATCCAGACAAATGGGTATCAGAATATGTATTACCTAACATAGATAAAAAAGGTGTTCGCATATACGCAGATGGCCTATCATTTAAAATAGAAAAATTATAGGAAACTCTAATGAAAGATTTTTTTCAATTTCGACAAGATGTAAACGAAGCAAAATTTGCTGGCAGTAGCATTAAAATGTTTGGTCAAAAAGATCGTACAGTTAAAGAATTGTCTATGAAAAAGAAATGGAAAGCTGGAGTACAAAGAGCTTTAGTTGGACCAAGCACTAAGAAGAAACCTTTAATGTTTAGGACTATGGGTAAAGATGCAAAAGCTATGCAAAAGAAATCTGATACTTTAAGAGCTGTAGGTGATCAAGCAAAAAACAAATTAAATATTGCAACACATGTAGCAAATAAACTTAAAACAGAAGATACAAGTTTTAAAGTTTCTATTGCAGGTTTACCAGATTTGTATATGAACGATAAGACTCCTGGAGCACTATTACAAAAGTTACGTAAGATTATAAAGCAGCCATCATTAATTAGAGACGTTGATAGAATTGATAAAAATAAAGTAAAGAAAGCATATAGAGATAAAGCTCAAGGTAGAGAAGTTGCTGAAGACAATACTGTATTAGGTGATTATGGTACAACTAAGTCAGTTAAGATAATGAAAAAGACAACACCTGGTGAAAAAGAAGAAGGATACGCATCTATGGCTCAACAACGTGCGGTATGGGCTAATCGTAAAGACGGCGGTAAAGGGCATCCGGATAATAAAAATGGAAAAAAGAAATGAGTTTAGATAGATTTAAAACGTTTATTGAAGCTCGAGGCGCAGATTCTAAAGGCCATTTTCGTTCTACTAAATCTGGTGCTGGCATGACTGCTAAAGGCGTAGCAGCTGTTAATAGAAAAACTGGTGGTGACTTAAAAACGGCAGTAACAGGAAAAGTTAAAGCTGGCAGCAAAGCTGCTGGTAGAAGAAAATCATTTTGCGCGCGTATGAGTGGAATGGCTGGTCCTATGAAAGACGATAAAGGCAGACCTACTCGTAAAGCAATGTCACTTAAGAGATGGAAATGTTAACTATGAAAAATTGGATTACAAAAAGAATTAAAGAAAGAACAAGTGCGGACGGTGCAGTATGTATTGGTCTAGGACTTATGATTTTGTTTTTAGCGCCATTAGCTAAGATTGCAGCAGGCATTGCAATTGCTTATGGAGCGTGGACTATTTGGAAAGGCGAATGATGTGTCAAAAACCTGACAGTTTAAAATGTCAAATTATTATACATGTTAATTATTTGACAGTGAATAAATATATATATGGACAAAGATCTCATAAGACAAATTGTGATGGAGTATAAGATGGCAAAATCTGAACTCATGGAATCTTCACAGACAAATGCAACTAGGCTTGATCGTATAGAGCAAAAAATAGATAAGCTAGCAGACGCTATGATCTCTTTAGCAAGAGCAGAGGAGAAAATTTTGGCGTTGCAAGACGATCATGATAATACAAGAGAAAGATTAAACAAATTATCTGTTAAACTAGATGATATACAAAAGGCAGTTGACGATAACGCAAGAACTGTAAGTGTTATAAATAAAGTGGTATACGCAGCAATGGTTGCTGCAGTAGGAGCCTATGTGGCCCACATGTGGATGTAAAGGAGAAATCAATGTTCAGCAAGAATCCATTCAATATACATAGGGGCAATAACGAGGCCCTAAAAGAAGACCCAGCACACTATGCTAGGATTGCAAAAAATAATGACGCTAAGCAGGCTGAAAAAGACAAGCTTGATGGTGGTAAAGACAAAGCACGAAGAGATAAAGCTCTAAAAAATATTGCAAAAGCAAAACCTGTATATGCAAGAGGCGATAAAGGCTTTGCTTCAAATATCGGTGTTAGAGAAGATACATACGTAATTCCGGAAAGTATTCCAGCAAATGAGAGAACAGCTTTTCATGGTGCCGCAGCAGGCGCTGCTAAATCTGGTAAAACATCTTTTAGTTTCTCTGGTAAAAAATATCCAGTAACAATGAATAAAGGAATTGCTAATAATATAGCAGACCAAAAAGAATCAGTAGGTAAAACTGCAGGTGATCACGGTTATTATCATTTACAAAAAGCAAAAGATCTTGCTAAGAAAGATGGTCATGACTATGATAAATTACCTCAGTATGATAGAACTCATGATAAGCATAAAGATCATTACGATTCAAGAGCAAAAAAAGAATCAGTGCAAAAAGAATCAAGGCATTTTGTAAGCAATATTAGAGAAAAGTTATTGTCCATATACGAGAACAATAAAACTGCTCATTATAAAAAAGCTGGAAAAGCAGAAACTATGGATGATCAACTTAAAGGCGGTGGCGCTAAGCAGATGAAAGCTGATCTTACAGGCGGCGATCCTAAAGTTGCTGATATGGAAAAGCAATCTCATATTGACGCAGCAAAAGCAGGTAGAGTTGGACCAGGTAAAAAATCTAGAACTAATGACAAAAAAGATGGTGATACCAAAATTATTCCATCAGCTACTCCAGTTAAAGATCCAACAGGGAAGATACAAACTATGGAATCAAAAGAGCTTCCGCATCAAGAAGCAATAGATGATCATAGATCTCAAGGACGTGAACATAAAGACAATCGCTTTGAAAATCCTAAAACTTCAGGTAAGCACCATATGAATGCTTATCATGCCCATATGGATGCTGCAGATCATCTAGAATCTGGAAACCTAAAACAAGCTAAAGCTTCTGCAGAGAAAGCTGTTTTGCATGCTAAAAACGCAAAAGCTGCTGGTGGGGAAGATCATGTAGGTGAAACTGCTAATATTTTAAAAAAGCACCATTCAGCAAAAACAGAAGATTATGGTATATCAGGTAATAAAATATCTAGTAGTTTATTAGACGCTATTGCAATGGTTGAAGATATGGACAAAGTTCATACTGTTGACATTGATCATACAACCGGTGAAGTTGGCAGCCATGAAAAAAAGCATGGTATTACTTTAAAGAAAAATGGAAGCACTAGTTCATCTTCTTTAGCAACTGATGCAACTGGTACTAAAGCTAATTTACAAAAATATTTGAAAAAACACTATGATGGTGATCATAAAGAAATGCACCCTGAAATTTATAAGTAAAAAGGAAATAATATGCAAGCACCAAATTATCAAAGAGATGCTATTCCAACCCCTCAGGGTTGGAGGCATCCTAGAACTGGAGAGCTCTTAGTTGCTCGAAAAATATCTGAAGCTGCAATTAACGAATACTTAGGTGTTGCACCTAAGCCACAAATGTTAAAAGAAGCTCCTACTAATTTTCAAGAAGCTAAAGTCGAACTTATGACTGAAGACAATTTACCTAGTGAATACGAAAGTATGTCAAAGGTTAAACTGGAAGCAGTTGGCAGACAACACGGTGTTGAACTGGATAGAAGAAAATCAAAGGCAACATTAATACAAGAACTAAAAGAAATAACATAAAACATTAATATATAATTTTATAATGATATTTAAAGAACTAACTGATAAGAACTTATTTCTATACGCTGCTAGACACTATAGGAATCCTAAGTTCGCTGACATAGATGAGTTTTATGAAGACTTAAAAAGATTTAAGTATGTAAAACGATTGTTAAATCGCTATCTTGAAACAGATGATTTACCTTATCGTTTACTATTAAATCATTTTATAGTCATCTTTAACATGTTTGGAAGTGAAGCTGCTTGTAATATGTTAGACTTAAAGCTTGAGCATAAGCATTGGCCTGTAGTTAAACCTTTTTTGATTTTTTTAAATTATATTCGTAATGATCAATATACTGGAATAGTTATGGATCCATACGTTATAGACAAGTTAAGGAAGATTTAATGGGAATATTAAAAGGAGCAGTTGATACAGTATATGCATTTCGTTTTGTAAGAATGATGGTCATGGACTGGAAAAGCTGGGATGCATATAAAGAAGGTCTTATTGATGAAAACGGTAAGAGAAATAAGGACGTGAATATTGACACGGATGACAAAAAGTCTGCTTATACTCCTTTCGTTCGCCTTGTGGCTAACATCAAAAGGCTCGTCGCAAAACTTCCAGGAGGTGGAAGTAAACTCGGATCTTTTGCGTCAGCGCTCTATCTCGTTAAGGAAAAGGCAAATCTTAGTGAAAAAGGATTAGAAAATATTTGTGAAAAATGTAATATAGAAATATTAGATTTTTTAAATGAAAGTAATCAATGGTTTCTATTAGATAACAAACAAGTTGCTCCAGGAATTTATAGAGTTCAAAACTCTAAAATATTAAATATGTCATGTGACGAATTAGTTTGGAGCAAAGATCAAATAAGAATTAACGAAGAATGTTTTCCAATTGATGATATATTTGGAATAGATATATATGAAGC